CCGCAACTTCTCCTACTATATCGCTTTAGCTTGGCCAATCTTTTTAATAGCCGTCCGTTTTTGACTTATCACTTTTGACCATCGCGCCGTCTGTTGTTCAGTGTCTAGCATTTGCTTTGCTTTTGTGTATGCGTCACCTGCGCCTTGGTCATCGGCGCATTCAATTTCCATCGCAAAATCAAGAATTAGGGCGCGTTCCTGTTCGTCGCACTTGTCAAAATAGTCTTGGCCACCTACGTTAGCGGGTATTTGCATAGGCTTTTTTTCAGCAGGTTTTGGCTTGCTTGCAGCGTTACCATCGTCATCTTCTGGCGCAATTCCACAAACCGCCATCAGGCTATAGCGCCGCGCATACGTCAAAGCCGAGCCGTACCCTTGCGGATCTTGCTTGCTTGCTGGTACGCGCAAAATCCCGCCGCTAATCTGTTCGCCGCTTTCGTGCATTAGTATTGTTTCCACGGCTACGCCAGATTCGCACTCGTGGGTTTTTTGCATCAAGGCAAAGCCGTTTTTGTGCAAGCTGTCGATTACAGCTTCGACACAGGCACTCAGGTCAGCGTATCGGCTGCGAAAGTGTGGGTTAGTGCTGGTTTTTAATGCTGCGCCAAATCCTGCCTGGGCGCGTACAAATGCGGCTGCTGCTTTCATGTCTAAATACTCCCGTTCTTTCATCACTGTTTCTAAAAATTCTTGTTGGCTCATTTCATCTCTCCTTTATTTAGGTAGTGGCATCCAATGGGTAGGTTTTTCGTAGATTGAATTCCAGCCAGAATCCCAGTAAGCATAAGTCCAGTACCCATCCCAATAATCGGTCATAAACTTGGCAACTACAGGGCGGTCGTCTCCGTCAATTTTTTCATAAGAAAAAAAACCTTCTCTTGGTTTGCCGCCTTTTATGAGTACCCATGTGCCATCTTTAGGTGCTGTTTTTATAGGCTGCCATTCGCTCATTTCATCTCTCCTTTAGTTTCCACATTCGGGGTGATTTGAATCGTAGGCGGCGGCACAACTTTAGGTTTTAACTCTACTTTTCTATATGTAGGCTGTACGGCTAGAATATCCAGTTCCAAATGGTTTACTATTGCTTGCACCACTTGATTGATGGGTAATTGTTTATGCATCACCCAGTAATCTTTTGTTGGATATATAGATACGCTACTTTCTAGCGCATCTAACCGTTCTTTTAATTCAGCTATTTCTTTTTTACTAAACATTTCATTTCTCCTGTAAAGCTATAATTATACACACTTAATCTATTAAATCAACCCGTCCCTTCAAATATTTTTTTCTGTGTAGCTCCCATCGCACAATTGTTAGCTGTTGAGAAATAATCCTCCGCTGTCTTTCCAAGTCGTCTATTGTTGCTTGCAGTGCGTCAAGCTCAGCCTGGTCGCCGTCTGGTGCAAAAAAAGCAATGGCGTTCTGCCAGGCTCGTCTAAATTTTGACGCTGGAAAGTACAGCTTGAAAAACTCTTTGATGTCAGTCATTTCTCACCTCTTGCTTTTGCAATAGCGGCACTGGCGCGCTCAAACATGCAACCGTCGCCATCGTCGTTACTATCGGTCTTTTTCATCCACCCAAAGCTGTTCTGCCGTGTATGCGCTTTGCAGCAACCGGGCAAAGTCCATCAACCCATAGCTTTCTTCTGGGTGCCCTCGCTGTGGGTATGCAATCGCTCTTGCGATGTTTCTAAGCCGTAAATTTTCCGCATGTAACTCAAGAATATCGGCTTTCGCATCTTGAAACGCGAATTGCTGTGCTGCTTGGCTTTGAGCATACGCCATGTCATGCGGGACGCAGTTTTTCCACTGTTCAATTGTTCGTTTCATTTCTCACCTCTTGCAAGTATGTCGGCTAGGAATGAATGCACGTACTGGTGGCTGTACCTGTCGTCCTTGCCCATGTTGCAGATGCGCTCCCGCTCGTCTTTAGCTCCAGCAGCGTAGGCCGTGTCCCAAATATGAAGCGCAACACCTGCTCTAAAAATTGCTTCGCTTGCGGGAAACGAAATAGAAATGTGATGGTCTCTAGTAGCTGCCTGCCACTGCTCTGCTTTCTCTAGTTGTTTAACTAAGTCATTTCTAGTCATGAAAAGAGACCCTCCATCGTGCTGCTCTAGCCAGCGCCTCACAAGACGCCAGTTTATTTTTTAGCTTGTCGTGCAGCGGTTCCCAATACTCCATGTCAGCGCTTGTTGCTTCAAAGTTTGGGTTTTCGACTAGCTGCTCAATTAGTCGCAGCTTTATTTCAAGTCTGTCTTCTTTAGTCATTTATGCCCCCAATGCGTTAAAAATAGCCTGTACTTGCTCATAAGTCAGGCCGAAAGAAAGAATTAGCAGCGTGGCGAAAAATACGCCAGCCAGCCCCCAGGTTATGCACTCCATGAAAATACGTCCTATCATCTTGCTTCCTCTCGTATGCGTCTTGCTGTTTTTTGTTCAATGTAGCTAACAAATAGTAATAAGTCATCGAAAGTAGTTAAATCCATTTCGCGCCATTCTTCAAAATTTCCGACCAGGGGCTTAGCACCCCAACAAATAGCGCCCGTTTTTGTATGGAAAAACACTTTTGCTTTCATTTCTCACGCCTTGCTTTTGCAATAGCGGCACTGGCGCGCTCAAACATGCAACCGTCGCCATCGTCGTGAAAGTCTTCTTGACGTTGGCACATGGAAAGCAATTCTTCCAGCGCCTCAAGCAAATCAGGCGCAGCGGCGATCAGGCGGGCGTTGGCCATACCTTCACCGTCCACAGTGTCAAGGTGCGCGATTCCTCCGTTATGTGCGTAAACGCGGATGTATCTGTAACGCTCCGCACTAATCATCCACCGTCCCGGTGTGTGTTTGCTCATTTCGCCCTCAACTCTTCTAATCTTTCCCGCAGACAGTCCGTCAAATACGGGTAACTTGTGCCAGCACTTCCTTCTAAAATGACCGAGACAAGCGTTTCTATGCTGTAGTTGCCGAAGCCAGCAACGTCAATGCGCTCGTCTTTGAAAAAGACTGCGTATTTAAATATGTTATTCATGATTCCACCCGTTCCATGCGTGTACACGCTCTTGTTCTGCTTCGATTCTTGGCTGCCAATATCCATAAACTAACGCTTCAAGCGCCGCCGCGACATTTTCCGCGCCAGTGCCGTTGTTGTGGTACTGTTTCATTGCTTTAAGTAAACGCTCGGCTATTGCCTTGCGCTCTGGTGTCATCTGGTCGAAAAAAATCATTTCGCCAGTGGCTTCTGCGACGTTATGTCCGGTGTATGGGTTCATATAATCTCCTGTTAATGATTAGTATTATACACACTCACAAAGACTATGCAAGCACTTTTTTGTGGTAAAAAAAAGCCCGGCACTAGGCCGGGCGAATTGCTGGACAAGCCAGCCAGGAGATGAAACAACGTCAGTTTACTTGCTTTGCCCTCGACTGACAAACCAGTAGCCAAGTACAGCACTAGCTTGCCCGGTAAGCCAGGCAAAGGCTTGCATTGCGGCATCGTATCTCTGGTCGATGCTCAAGGTTTCCCACCCCGCGCCTAAGCGTTCGACTAATAGCCAGTTCAGGTATAGCGCCATGCCCACCAATAACAGCGTCAGGCTAGGGCGTATCATGCGCCGGAAAGCGTCCGTAAGTATCAGCAACCATGCCCATCCGCCAGCGCTTTTAACCGTCTCAGCGTCCAAGTTATCGGCTGCATGCGCTTGTCCGATAGCCGTCATTCTGGCCGATTCTATGCTTCCCTCAGCCTCTGCGACTGCTACCTGTAACCTGCCCTCGGCTTCAACTTTGGCTAGTTCTCGATCTTCTTTCCTAAGTTCTAGCTCGTGCGCTTGGTCAAGTTTTTTGATCTCAATGTCGGCTTTTTTGTTCAGGAAAGCAAATATGCCACCGATCAAACTACCTACCGTGCTTGAACCTAAAATAGCTAAAATAGCACTTAACATACAACCTCCAATGTGAAGTTTTTACCGCCTGCCCAGTCCATCAGTTTTCTAAGTGCAGGACGTGAAACAAGTCCAGCTCTCTGCATACGTCCGTCAGGTATCTTGATTGCGCCCAATCTTTCACATGGTGCTATGCAGCCGTGTAATTGAGTTACCCATCCCTTATCCACATCCCCGGCAAGATTCGACGCATGAATCAAAATATGGTCTCTGCCTGGTACATTTCTCACACCATACACCCGCCCGAATCGTGGGCTATTGACTAGGGCGCATTCATATGTTCCCACTGGAATGCAGCTTACCCGCCTCTGATTTTCCCGCCACGGTAACTCAACCGTGTGCAATGTGTTGCCGCCAAACAACAAACGTCCGAACGTGCCTTGCTCTGTACTCTGTCCACGTTTGAGCGTGACTATCATCTGTCTATGCACGAAGATACGAGCCTGTATTCTTTCGGCATGTCTTTCAACAGCTTTGCTTTAGCCAGTTCGCAGGTTTGTTGTGAGCCGTGAACAGTCACTACGGGTTGTGTCATAACGCCAGCGACAATAAAAAAGCTAATCAAATAGGTCATTTTTCCACCTTGCCGAGCCTTTGCTCAATCTGCACAATTTTAGCGTCAGTGATCTGGTCTTTAACTTTCAGCTCCATGAGTTCTTTTGACATAGCTTGTTGAGTTTGCATAACCTCTTTTCCTAACCTCACCGCGCTTTCTAATTGCGTTTTTAGGTCAGCTGCTTGCCATCCCGCATAAAACAAAGAAGAGGCTACTACCCCAAACCCGCCTATCAACCAAGTCACCGGAACTTCGTAGCGTACCGTTAATCTTTGCCGTTCCATAAGTCCCTTTTCCCACCCAAAACGTATTCTAAATCAGCAGGACTAGGCACTTCCTTGAAAGTGTAACGCCAGCCGTTTGCATTCAAATCATCTGCAACCATTTCAGAACAGATAATGCCTTTAGCATTCCGTGTACTTTTTCCGAAAAGATGGTAAATAGGTCGCAGTCCAAATAGACCGTAATCAATTATTCCGTATCTAGCTTCATCAGTGTCGAGTTTGTGGTCAAGGTATTCGGCAGTGATAGATACGGGCGCTTCGATTAAAACGGTTTTCTTGTTGTTGTAAATAGACCATAATCTACGGCGACGAATCAAGTTCATATCCCAGAAATGCACCTCATTCGTAAAACCCACGTGATAGCAAGTTGACCCAGTAAATATCTTGGTTAGAGTGCTGCTCGGTTGCTTGCCGTAGATAAAAGCGATCTTCATAGTGTCGCTGCAAGTGCAAATAAGTCATCAATTTGCTGAGAGGTGAGCCCAAGTGACGCAGCTACAACCTGAACAAGCGGTCTGTCTCGCTTAACAGCGTTGGAAAATTCCCATTCAATTCGCGCTTTATCGCCCAGCTCCCCCGGCATTGACGCGACTGCATTATTGACTTGAGTAAGCAAGCCTTGCTGATGTAGCGCCAGCCGTGCCTGGCGCATTTCGACGCTGGTAATGACAGGAACGGGTGGTGGGTCAGCAGGTTCCGGCGTGTTGCCTTCAGCGAGCCAGGCCTGATAGGCTGAATCGTTTATTGAGCACGAGATGCGTATGATGTCGTCATCATCAATACGTGCGACTACTGAATCTGAAACAAATTTATATCTCATAATAGCTCTGCACTCCACCCTAGATATGCACTTGTTGAAGTTGCAAACAAAAGACCAGCCTGCCCCGCTGTTTGTCCAGAAGCAACGGTAGTTGAAACGCGCCACGAATTTGTAGTTGCATTAGCAAATTGAACAACGGCACTACAAGCTCTATCTACTCCGCCAGTCTGGATACTATATTGTGATGCTGTTCCTGATTGCTCCAAAGCGGTCGGCGCTGTTCTCATTGTCACAGGGAAATGCCCGAGAACATTGCCTAAAGTTGCACTTGTTGCGTAAGCGCTCTCACCAAATTGGTGAATTACAGATGTTGACTGCTCTCGATAATAATACCTCTGACACAAAGCCAGCTCCGCACCTATAGGCGTGTAATCATAAGCTGTAGCAAACGCCCCCGGCTCCAATTTTAGCCGCCCAATAGTCCATGTCCCGCTAGTTTGCGCCCCAACACTCAATTCAATTTCTATTCCAGTCGTTGCTGCCGCAGGTACGCTAATTTGGGCGCTGTATCTTGTTAATGTTCCGGTAATGGTAAATGTTCCGGTTGCAATTTGTGTTCGCGTGGGTGAGGCTAATGTACCAAACTGATCATTAGTATTTGCATGCCAAGCCGTCCAAGTAACTGTAGTTAATAAACTATTTGCCAAGTCAACCGATAAAGTGGCCGTAGTCCCCGCCAAATCTTGAGAGTTTGCGGCTTCAATCCTTTGGGCAAAACCAATTTTTGTGACGCTGGCTGCGCCTGTAAATCGGTAATTAAACTGATTAGGCGCGGTTCCAGCAACCTGCCGCCCTGTTACGTTAGCGCCCGTACAGTACCCGTAAAACCTGTCAATACAGTACGCTAACGCTGCGCCAGCCGTGAAAGTTTGAACAGAGCCAGAATTGCGTTGGTCAATCGCCATTGCCCCGTTTATGATCTTATTTCGAAATCCGGCAAATTGTGAATTATTAAGTGACGTTGCATTAAGTGACGTTGCATTTATACCGCCATCTGCCCTTTGATACCCAACCACCCGCCACCCGTTCGCAGGCGTTCCGTTCGGTACTACAATTGCACTATCACCCGCCGCAGTGGTTATGTTTGCTCCGCCCGGTAGTATCAAAGTAGTCGCGTTGTGGGTTAGGGTCAGAACTCCGTCAAATCTAAGGTAACGCGGGCCGTTGTAGTTCGTCCCGAAACTCGTTATTGTCGTGGTTCCGGTAATGTTGAGTAGTACCGTATTTTGTGCGCCAACGTCAGTAGTGGCGGCACTCGCTAAGTTAGCAGGTTGTCCTTGGCTAAAAAGCTGTTCCCAACGTAATGAATCACCCGTTGCAGTCCCCGCTGCCAGACCGGTTATTTTGTTGTTGCCAGCGTTCAGGTTTCCCGTCATGGGCGTTTGACCGTCTGCACTCAAAGACTGGGTAAGTGCTGCGGCTACGTCATTGATTAGGTTTTGCCAGTCCACCGCAGTAGCAGAAACACCGTTAGTTGCCGGGTTCCAGCTATTTGTGAGTAGGTTATAGGTTCCACTGCCGTTACGTGCCATCTTGCTTTCCTTTACAATACGCCTATGGATTTTATTGACTTTTTAATCATCAAGCTCATTTTCTTTGCCATTTGCGCTTTCATATATCAGTTTTGGCGTTCATTTACTGGGCGGCAATAACGGGTGCGCTTAATTGACCAGCGCGTAAAAGGTCAATTAGTAATTGATTCGGCGCTCCGCTTCCAGGTCTCATTACTGCATTTGCCAGTCGTGGATTTCTTAGCACTTCTTGTATACCAACTACAGTAGGTGCTGCAACTGCAAGTCCGGGAAGTCCAGCCATAGCTGAACCACCTAAAGCGCCCAATTGCATCAATGCCCTCATTGAACCGCCCGTTTGTGGCGTTCTATCTACCAAAACCCTAGAGCCAAGTTTAGATAATTCGGCAAGCGGCACATTTCTTAGGTCGCCATAAGACCTATTTACTGCTTGCGGTAATAATGCCGCCGGTATGTCGCCAGCTTCTCTGCCAGCAATACCTAATTCTGCATTTCTGATTAAAGGTTCAACCGTTTTGAATGCTTTGTATTGGCTTCTGTTTAGGGTAAGCGCTGCCGCATCTTCTGGCTTTACTGAATCATTAAAAGTGTCAATAATAGACCTTCTCAGCTTAGTAAATTCATCAGAAAGCGCCGGGAAAGATTCTGCCCTACGTCTCAAATAAGACTGAAATTTATTAGCAACATCACCGGGAATAATTGAATTTCCGCTTGCGTCGGGCACTATTTTTGAATATAAATCATCTATTTCACGCAAAACCGCGCCAGCTTCGTTTTTTGGCAATTTTTGAGCTTGTTTTTTTACGTTTTCAATTGTTTGAAGCATGTTTGGGTCAACAACTAAATTATTGTTGTTCCAAATCTCGTCAAATTTATTGCCTAATGTTTTTTTGGCATTGTCTATAACATCTAAGGTAAGTTTAGGCGCATTTGCTCCAAATGTTTGTCCAACAGCCCTATTAAATGCTTCCTGTTTTGCTTCTTGCGCGGTTGCTGCCATGCCGCCAGTGATGGGCGTGTCTTTTAATATAGACCTGCCAGCTTGCACCATACGGCTTTCTGCCAAATCACCCAAACCTACTGGTATGTTGTATTTTTGCGCCAATTCTGCAAGTTCTATGTTTTTTGGGCGCATTTTCTGCCCCAAATAAGAACCAGCCGCTCCTGTTACTTTACTAACCACCGGAATAGCTGCACTAATCGCCCCAGCCGTTCCCGCATCTTCCGGGTTAATCATTCCCCCCGCCAGTGCGCCAGTTGTTCCTGCCGCTCCTGCTCTTAAAGCTAAATCAGCGGCTTTTGCTCCAGTCGTAACAGGGCTTGCACCAGTCGTCATTCCTGACGTTCTTAATGCGTTTATTAGAGCGGGTGCGCGTGAAGCCACACCTGGTATCATTCCGAGACCTTTGGCAAGCGCACTACCAGCGCCAGCAGTTCCCGCTATTTCAGTGCCTATTTTCCCGACTTGGAAAGCCGCTGATTCCGGGTCTGCGCCCATTGATCTCAAACCTTCTTCTATTGCTTGTCTGCGTTCAGGGTTTCCAATAGATTGAGTATTTCCCGCCAGCAAATCATAAGGGGTCAACAATGTCGCACCAATTGAGCCAGCACCACGAACCGCACCAGCCGCAAGGTTTGCTTTTTCCGCTATAGAACGTCGAGCATAATCAGCAACACCTTTGCCTAGTCTTTGTAATAGGCTAGGTTCTTGGGTTGCTTGTTGGGCTTGTGGGGTTTGATTCCTTGCGGCTTTATAAGCAGCAGCAACAGTTTCAAACTCAGGCGTACCTTGTTTGTCCTGATTTTCGACTATCCACTGAGCGTATTTTTCTGCGCTCATTTTTTGCCCCTATTCAAAATTGCATCAGCAGCATTAAATAATTCATTTGGCGGTGTAGTTTGGGCTGGCTGTATAGTTTGAACGCCTTGAGCATTTTTTGCCCTTGCCACGCCCTGTCGAATAACAGATTGAAATTCTCTTGCAGCTTTAGTGAATTCAGCTTCACTGGAAGCGGCATCCATTCTAGCAATTGCGTCAGTTGCTTTTTTCCCTTCAATTTCTGTAATTGCGCCGCCACCCTTGAGTGATTCAAACGCTTGCAAAAATTGTTGCCCTTTGAGTTGGTCAAGCCTAACATCAAAATCTTTTGCTGAAGTTCCTGGTATTTTTTGAATGCCTAACATACGGCTTGCGCCTACGGCTTGTTTCATGCCGGGCGCTTTCAAAAGATCATCAACCAAACGTATTGTTTCTTCGCCTTGTGCAATAGCTTTTGGTGCGTCTAATCTTGCTTCAGTGCGAAGTTTTGCCTCAGTAGTTGCGCCAGTTTTAGAGCCAGCCAAAGAACCTTGCAAAGCAGGGTCATATTGTGCGCCAATTATGGGCTGACCACTTGACCCGACCACTGGCTCTACTCGGCCAGTCCTAGCATTAAACGCCATTACCCCTTGAGCCGTTTGAACTGGCTGAAAATAAGGTTGTGAACTAGCTCCAATACTTGAACGAAGACCGGCCATTTCTTTTTGAAATTCCCTTTGAGCTTGCGCCATTTGTTCCCGGCTAGCATTTTGTTCGCGCATAGCTTCCAGTCGCATTTGTTGCTGCATTTGCAGTTGCTCAATGCGTTGCTGGTTTTGCAATTCAGCTTGCTGTCTTTGAAAATCTCTTTGCGCCTGTCTTTCTTCTTTTTGGGCTTGCAATTCTGGCAAGCGTGTTATTCCCTGCATCCCCATTTGACGCAAACTAGGGTCTGGCGCTTGCATTAGTGCTTGATAGGCTGCTGGTATGTTTTGCGGTTGGGCGGGTTGCGGCGGGCCTGCAACATCAGGCGGCAATACTTCCGCTGGCCTGTCCTGCATGTTTTCATTAAACCCGCGCAAAGCATCCGCTACAGCTTGCTTTCGTGCAGTTTGTAGCTGTCTTAGCTCGTCCTCTGCCATTTGTTCGCCGCGAATACCACCAAAGCCACGTAATCCAGCGGCTAAATACTCAAGCGCATGGGGCGCAACAAATCTACCCCCCACCATTCTGCCTTGTGGGGCTTGTGTTTGGGCTTGTTCGCCGTAGCGTCTGCGTCTTGCGTCTATTAGCTGTTGCTCTAAGTCAAAGTCTCTCATGAGAATAACCCCTTAAAGCCCTTAAACATTGAACCACCAGCGCCGGGCAGTCCAGCAAGTCCCATTCCAATATTAAACAAACCACCAAACATCCCACTACCCGCGGCTTGGTCAGCGTTGTATGCATCCATTTGTGCGTTATAACCTAACTGCGCGGCTCGCATCATGTCGGGGCCGGAAGTAGTTGCCTGCTGTGCAAACTGTTGGAACTGCGGGGCTTGTACTTGGTTTCCGGCACGTAGGGCATTTATCAGGTTAAGCGGTCGGTCTTGTAAATAAGCCTGTTCTTGCAGTGCAGCAGCGCGGTTAGCTTGGTCAAGGTTTATGCCTTGTAAAGCAGCCTGTAGCCTCAAATCATTAGCTTGCTGGTTCTGTATTGCCATCTCACGCGAGAAAGCATCCGAGCCTAGTCCAATGCCAGTGTTAGCCAGTCGTTGCCGTGTGGCTTCTTCTTGAGACTGTAGCTGTGGGTTTAGTCTTGCTAGTAACGCTTCCTGCGCGGTTTGGCCTACGTCAATCGCTCGTTTGGGTAAAGCACCAACGTCTAATTCTGGGTTTTCAAATATCGAGCGTACACGATCAAAGCCTAAATTAGCCACCTCACCATACTTACGGTTCAGGGCAAGTTGTTGGTCTAACGCGGCCTGTGCTTCTGGGGTAAGTTCGGTTGTCTGTTCCCAGCCTGAATCTGGGTCGTATTCCATAAAGTCTTCGGGTCTTGGTGCGCTACCGCGTTGAGTTTGTGTCGGTGTTACCTCAACTATAGTTCCTCCGGGCCCGTTTCTAAACCATTGATTGCCTTCTTTCCAAGCACCCTCCGGAACCTCTGTTGATGCCAGGCCTTGTATCGCCTTGTTGTAAGCATCGTAATTTATTTTGCCGAACGGGTTTTGCCGCCAGGTCAATCTTCCCCACGGTGTTATCTGGTTAGCGCGGTTTGCTCTAACGGCTGCGCGGGTAGCTTCTAAGTTTCCTCGTGCTGTTTCTCGTGCGGCTGCTTCGTAATCTGGGGGTGGAGGTGCAGAGCCGCCTTTCCCGCCTTCAAGTGTGGCAAGTCGTCCATCTGGCCTTTTTCTAAAAGCCATTATTGGCAGGTCAGGAAAATCAGTTAGATAAGTTAGATAACGCATATTTACCCCTCAAATATTTACATTCTTCCCGAAACATGCGGAATATTAGAATGTCGCCGTCAGGGGTTGCCTGCGTCAGAGTACATTCTAACTTAAATCCCATTTTCATGTTAAGTTTTTTCGCTTGTTCATTGTTTGAATTTACACTAGCGGTTATCCTTTTTGCGCCCACGTAGTTAAATGGGTAATCGTAGATAACTGACAAAAACTTTCTGTTTGCCCAATCACCTTCACCCGCTATGTGGCAAACTATATTTGCGCCGTTCCAGTCTTCGTATAGAACTCCCGCATTTATCTGCCCATCTTTCATCTGCCCTATCGCAGTAGCCCGTCCCGGTAGCCATTTCAAACCTGCTCGTTCGGCTACCCACGGCCCAATAACCTCCGCGTCATAAAACAGAATTGGACGACTGGAAAAGATAATCGACATTATTAAACCTAACTTCAGAGCCGTTATTCTGTACTTTCAACCTTAACGATGCACTATTTGCCACCGCGCCTACTGTATTCCATCCCGTAATCGGTCTTAACCCGCCACCCCAAACCATCGACCCCCATACCATTGAACTCCACACCATGCCAGTAGGCGGTGCGAAATTCAGTGTACCTTGAGCGTCTTGGGCTAGGTAGTCGGTGTTCAGTCCGTAAAGTACAGAAGGGCTGCCAGTCGTTAGAATGTACGGCCTAACCATAGTAAAGTACTTATTAAAGGCTTTGTTGCCGAAGTAATTAAAGGCAGGTAAGCAGTCAGCCTGTATGGGTGTCGTGTTGTCTAAGTCGCCCACCCATGCCTTATAAACCCGTGTATTGTCTGCGTAGTACAGTCCGGTCGAAGCATGTAGTAGTACGTTTGCGTTCCAACCGACAAACTTTGTCCATGCGCCCGTAATCGTGTTTTGTGCGTACTGATAATTCCCGCTGGGGTTTGGCACGTTCAATAGCATCATGTTCGCGTCTGGGTATAAAGTCAGTTGCCACCCAAACGACGAGCCATACGAGTTCGCTGCAATAGATACGCTGTTCTGTATCTTGTCAGTCAATGCAACGCTTCTATCGACACTTGCCGACAAAAGACCACGCCCTAACGGGAAAACACCCTCTGTCGTGTTGACTGCCAAATCCCCGCCGTACTTCTCAGCACATCGACGGCCTAAGGGTTTACCTAACTGAAACACTCCGACTATCGAAAAATCACCACCCGCGCCGGGGTTGCTGCCCCTGTAAATCGCCACCTCGCCCATTGTTGAAATAACGACGAAGTGATCGTCAGCGCCCGCGCCAGCGTCCACCGTCCATGTGTAGCAAGCCATAATCGACCCACCATCACGGAAAATAGCGCTCATATCTAACGTACCCACCGCACCACCTACTTGGCCAACGGGCAGGAATACTACCTGCATGCTGTTTTTGACCACAAAGTACAGCCGTGACTTGAATACGCACACATGCACCAGGTTAGTTGTCGTCACTCCGGTTATTGAAGGTGTTGACGCTCCATCTATTGCCGTCCATGTCGTGCCGTTGTATAACTGGGGTCTGTCTTGTCCGTTCACCAAGTACAGAAAAGACCCACCGGCCGTAGTCACATTAGCGTGCTGCCATTGTGCTAAAGTCTGCCCGGTCACGACTGCCGCGCCCACCGCTCCCGCTGTAGTTACATCAAAAATACCCGTACCCGCTGCGGCGAAAAGTCTCGCCCCTCCCGTTGTCGGCAAATACTCTACTAACGTCTGCACTGGGTTAGTAAAGCCTGTCACATGGTTAGTGCTGCCTTTTCTTATACCTACATAGGAAGGGTATGGCCACCAGTTATCAAGTATGAGCGCATATTGCGGCTTCATATCTGCAATGCTGTCTCGGTCATTAAGACCGCCAACCGGGGCAGGTATTGAAGTAGCGCGTGCTGTTGCCATATTACATACCCGGCCAGTTGCCGTCCTGCACGTTCCACTCTGTCAGCAATATATTACGCGGCAAGCCACCGAGCGTCAGTTTTTGTGCTGATTTATCTTGAGCCTTAATCGTGTCAAGCATGGTTCTAAACTCTGCCAAGTCAAAGCTTGCGTCCAGTCCTTTAGCGGCTTTCCACTGTACTTTTAGACCAGTCACCATCAGCGAATCGTCAAATATCGCTCGGTCGGTGTCGGCTGCGTAGGTTTTGCGAGTAACCCCGCCACCTGCATCAATCCAATTTTTGGAAATGTAGTAAAAAGACAGGTTCAAATCACCCGTGGGCGGGTCAACCTCTAGGAAGTTGTTAGCAATTCTGAAACGAAGGTTCGGACCATCGCTGATAATTGCTGATTTGTAAATCTGCCATTCTTGAGTGGTTGCAGGGCCTATAAGCGGCCATTGTGACGTTCTATCCCACTCTGTCTGGGGTATTTGTCTGCCCCAGTCCTTCGGTAGGGCGTTTTGTGCCTGTCCCTGAACCGTAGTAAAGCTGTATTCAGTATTTAGCCTTTGCCACTCAAACTTGCGGGAAATGTCTCGCCCCAGTCGGTTGGCTAAGGCGAGTAGTTGTATGAACTGCGGGTCATTGTTACCGATAACCAACTTAGGGCTGTGTACACCCAGTGCC